AAGTTTGTTGTAGCTACTGGCCCAACAGTTACATATCCATTATTTGCTGCATTTCTTATTTTTAAATTTCCATCAGACGTATCAACGTGCCATTGAAATGCAAAGTTAGTTGTTAATGCACCAGATTTACTATTATTTGACGCAATAGCCTGTAAAACATTGTTAATGTCTGCTCTCACAGCAGCACCCGTTCCATTATCAATTACAAAATCGTGTTCTGCCATTTAAGTAAGTAACATTGTGCCTATTCTACCCTCCTTTACCAAATCCGACAGCCTGATAAGTGAAATTTCTATCAATCGAAGCATTTGATGAATTTTTAAAGTGAACAGTAAAACCCGTTCCAGATACACTTGACA